GAGGAGGCTATACTGGTAGCTAGTGACAAAGCTGTTGATGATCTTTTTGGTAATTCAGTATCTATCAATAGTGATGGCTCTAGAGTAGTTATAGGAGCTTGGATTGCTGATCCTGGTGGTACTACTAATGCTGGTAAAGCCTATATCTTCGCTCGTAGTGGCAACTCATGGTCAGAGGAGGCTATACTGGTAGCTAGTGACAAGGATGTTAGTGATTGGTTTGGTTGTTCAGTATCTATCAATAGTGATGGCTCTAGAGTGGTTATAGGAGCTCGTTATGCTGATCCTGGTGGTACTAGTGATGCTGGTAAAGCCTATATCTTCGCTCGTAGTGGCAACTCATGGTCAGAGGAGGCTATACTGGTAGCTAGTGACAAAGCTGCTAGTGATTATTTTGGTTGTTCAGTATCTATCAATAGTGATGGCTCTAGAGTAGTTATAGGAGCTGATTATGCTAGTCCTGGTGGTACTACTAATGCTGGTAAAGCCTATATCTTCGCTCGTAGTGGCAACTCATGGTCAGAGGAAGCTATACTGGTAGCTAGCGACAAAGCTAATAGTGATTATTTTGGTTATTCAGTATCTATCAATAGTGATGGCTCTAGAGTGGTTATAGGAGCTGCTTATGCTGATCCTGGTGGTACTATTGATGCTGGTAAAGCCTACATCTTCGCTCGTAGTGGTAACTCATGGTCAGAGGAGGCTATACTGGTAGCTAGTGACAAAGCTGTTGATGATCTTTTTGGTAATTCAGTATCTATCAATAGTGATGGCTCTAGAGTAGTTATAGGAGCTTGGATTGCTGATCCTGGTGGTACTACTAGTGCTGGTAAAGCCTATACACTCTCATAAAGCATTTTAACCTATATAACAACCATATCCACCATAGGCCGCAGTAGGCCTATGGTGGATATGGTATTTTTTTTCCTTACTACTTTAATCTAGTAGAACACTTTAAGCAGTTCTAATTAAAAAGGTGACTATATGGCTAAGAAGTATAAAAAGAAACAAAATTCAGATTTTACCATCATTAAACAAAAACCATTAGGTAAGAAAATCTCTAAAGCATTAGGTATAGCACCTATTAATGATTTAGTTATTAATAAGTCAACTTTAACACAGAAGTGGGAAGATTTATATAATATATACAATGATCTTAGCTCGCATATGGTAGAGTTATCTAAACAAGTAGCTCAAGTTCTTAATAGTCTTAAGGCTAGTGGAACACCTATACCTTCTGAGGTAGCTATAGCTTCTAAGGCACTATATAAAGATTTAGAGAATATGACTACAGATCTATTAGCTATTAGATCTAAACACGATGGTAAAGTTGGTGTAGTTAAGGATGATCAAGAGTTATCAGATCTACTAGAATGTTTTAATATGTATTATTTGCTCTTTGATAGATTTAAGGCTCTAACGTTCCAGGAGATATTGATTATTACTGAGCATACTATGACATTAAAGAAAGAGCTAGCAGAGACTATTAAGGCCGAAGAACAGACCACAAATACTACAGAAACCTTAGAATCTTAAGATCTGTTTCTAAGCTATTTAAGCTAATATATACTGTATATGAACAAAAAGAGTAATCTCTTTAATCAATAAGCCCGAGTGGAGAAATTGGTAAACTCAGCAGACTTAAAATCTGCCGCCATACGGCTTACCGGTTCAAGTCCGGTCTCGGGTACCAAGAACTTTTCCTATCTATAAAAATAGATAACATATAAATATAACTCTCCCCTGTCCCTGCAACGGTCTTCTAAACCGTACCTTAACGTAGGATGGATGGTATGAGGTTCGATTCCTCCAGGGGGGACCAAATTTTTAAAAGGAATTTATATGTTCGACCCAATTTATGCCATAACCCTAAATGCTCTAATCCAGAACATTTAACTAAAGGAACTTATGCGGAAGTCTTCACATTGTGATCGAGTGATACTTATGACCAAGTTTGTATCTCATCAAGTTCAAAATGTAGTACGCGGCCATCCAGGTTTTATGTATGTTAACGGTGGTCTAAGTGAACTAAGCGATAAGTTGCTTGAGATTTCACGTAATTAACTTTTAGAAGATAACCCTTTACTGGGTTATCTTTTTTCTTTAAAACCTGTTTGTAAAAAATTTCACTTATATATACTTTATATGGAGTAGTGTAACAATAGTTTATCATTCTTAGCAGTTCCGTGTTTAAGATAGAGATAAACTACTTGGCCCGACGCCGTACTGGTTGCAGGCACCGGCCTCATAAGCCGGCGGAGAAATCCCATTGTCGGTTCAAACCCGACCGGGCCAAGTAGTCTATTTCATCTAGAATTTTAAGATCCAGTTACGCAGTAACTAGACAGGTAACCAGTCCGTAAGATCTTGGTGAATAGTCCTAACTGGATCTTTCCTATTTAAGGAGGTATGTGTTGTATACTTTATCAGCAGAAGAAATAAGTAGAATGAAAGAGACTACTTCGGCTATCAATAGTAGTTTAGCATCTATACCTACTTCTCCTATTATTATAGATAAAATGCCTCAATAGCTTAGCGTTCTAAAGCAATCGACTCATGATATTTGCATAATTGTGCACTAGGGTACGAAAGTTCCTATGTGAATCCTGTCAAAGTCGGTGAACCCTCTGGCCTTCAAGCCGTGGCAACGCCGAGCGAAGCCTTCTGTACCTAGAAGGAACGTGTAGAGACTTAACGGCAGGGACCTAATACTTACCACAAGTGAGTTATGGTCAAGACAAAGTCCAGACTAGCAAACAGAGTAATCTGGTAGCGAAAGCTATAGCGGTATGAATCGATAGATCGTTGGTTAGAATCCAACTTGAGGCACCATTCTTTTAATAAGGACATTTTATGGCCAAGAAAGAAGTAAGAATAGTAAATGGCTATAGGATGATCTATATGCCAGAACATCATGAAGCAGTAAGAAGTGGTTCAATGGAAGGTTATGTTTATGAACATAGATTAATTGCAGAACAATTTATGGGTCGTAAACTTACTGATGATGAAGATGTTCATCATCTTAATGGGGATAGATCCAATAATCTTCCTAGAAATCTACTAGTTTTAGAAACTGGTCAACATATGAAATTACATACATGGTTACAACAACATGTGATTATTCCTATAGATGGTTCTAAAGTTGATCGAGAAAAAGAAAGAAAATATTGTAAATGCGGTATACAAATAGAAAATGATGCAAATTATTGCTCTCCTAATTGTGCGTCACTAGATAAAAGAATTATACCTCCAGTAACTAAAGAAGAACTTTCTAAACAGGTTTGGTCTAAACCTACATCAGAACTAGCTAAAGATTATAATGTATCTGATGTAGCTATAGCTAAACTTTGTAAAAAGCTGGGTGTGGATAAACCGCCTAGAGGTTATTGGAGATTAGTTGAAACAGGAAATGTTTGTCCTATTCCTCAAGATTAATTTACTATATATCTGAATCCAGTTGCGGGAAGATATAGTATATATGATATAAGCCGGCGGAGAAATCCCATTGTCGGTTCGAATCCCGAACCGCCCACAGAGCATTTTAGGCATAGTAATCAAATATATCCCACACAGGCTTTAATGGTCTGTGTGGGATATTTTTTTTTATTTCTAAAAAAATGGGTAATATATACTATATAAGAAGCATGGGCAAGAGTGCCTGTGCAATGAGCGCATGGTCTGCTCAATCTTAAAGTGGCCTAAGATAGTGGGAGAGAAGTATGCTAGAATACATTATCGGCTGCCTGGCCCTTTTCAGGGCCGGGAAAAATTCATTATATATTGACGCAGGGGTGGGTGGAGACCTGTTCTGGGCCGGAAACCCAGAAGTACAAGAGTCCACCTACGGGTGGACGAAGGAAGAAGCGATGACACGATATATCGTGTCATCATTTGACCACCTGTATGGGACGAGCAACGAGCTCGACCCGTATCGTGAAGTTATACGGCACGAGTGCGAGGCGCTCGCGCCTTCCATCATTCCGATGGAACACTCATCAGAATGAGAGACCCGACGCCATTCATCTGTCGGAAAGAACGACAGGTGGGTGGCGCCGGTGCTTTAACTTTCCTTCAAGCTACCTATTTTTTTTTTGTCACAAATACACTACCACTGGAAGCCTAAGCTTCCAGTGGTGGGTTTGTTACGCTTTATATTAAGGAGTAACTACGTTACCAGCTAAATCATCAATATTGTTCTTATAACCTTCCTTAGCACGATCAACATCGCCGCTAATAGCATCAATGAAACTCGGACGTAGATACGGATTAGCATTCTTAATATTGATGCTATCAAGTATCTTCTGAGCAAATAGATTAACGCCTAAACCATACTGAGAGATTCCAGTAAACGGAATAGTTAAATTAAGAATTTCACTAGCGCTGGTTAGATCACGCTTACCAGTGATTTCACCAGTTTCCTTAGGCATCATGTTGGTTGTTAACCAAGCTTGAGTAATTTTACGATGTGTGGGATCCGGTTCAAAGAATAAGCAGGTCATCGTATACCAGTCTGCTAGCATGTCCTCAGGCTGGTTTTCGACAGTACCAATTAGAGCATACTTAGTTTCTGGATCCTGAATACCATACTGGATCCAATGCTGAATGAATGTCTGAATAGGACGACCATACTTTTCAACGAAACTAAATGAAGGTTCAGTGCGAGCACGAGTTACATTAGTAACTTCATCTTGCATTTCACCTGCACCACCAACTGGATGAGTATCGGTATCAACAGTTAGAGCGGCATTGAAACCTTCGATGGATCTACAATGTAGCTCAACTAATGATTTAAGGATTGAGTGCCACTTATCAGGATCTGGCATCTTAGAGAAGAACTTAGGTGCTTCAATAAGAATACATACTAGATTACGACGAACATATGCTTGGTTACTTACCCATTCTTTAAGAACTGGGGCGTAACCCATCTGACCACCATAGGTCAGATCTAGCATCGGTTGGCTAGCGTGTGAGCCAAACGCTTTTTGACCAAGAATGGCCTCGGTTGGACGAACCATGAAAAACTCCTCAAAATGTTAATACTAGATCTTTGGTTTAAAATAGCCAGAAGTTACTTTAAACCTCTGGCTATTTTTTTTACCTATTAGGTCGTTTCACGCCCTAAATCCGTCATACGGAATGCCTGAACACTAGTCGTCATGACAGTCTTCATAGACGGACTATAGATGCGGATCGGCAATGTCCAACTAAAGCCACGGATTTCATCGAGTTCAGTAATCGTAGCATCAGGAACGATAACAAAACGATTATCAAAACGATCTTTAGTGCGTGCGTAGATAAACTCATTAACTCGGTTAACGAGCTGAGCATTAGTTAGATTAGCTACGCCTGAGAACTCACGCCATGCTGCATGAGCTGCTTTGTTGAGGTAGCAAATAGCCATAGCAGTAAAGTAGCTGTTAAGCACTGAAGTGTCATCTGCATATACAGTCTTAAGTGCCGGGAAGAATAGACTACGACGATCATAGTTAAGAACGAAATTAAGACCAACGTCCCAGTTACGATTGCGTACAGCTGATGGAACCCAAGTAACATTAATACCATACATGTTATCAATAATGCTGCCAGGAGCGCCATCGAAATGATAGCCAGACTTCCAACGCCCATTAGAAGCACCCATGTATCGTGCAGACTTAATGGCAACTTCAGCTGATAATGGTAGGTACTTAGTAAATTGACTATTACGAAGCTTACCACAGCGCCCTAGAACCATGCCGCGCATCACTGGAGTTCCAAAGTAATCAGATTCCGGATAGAACTGAAGACGTGAACGAAGTGAAATAGCTAGTGCAAACTCTTGGGAAGCAGTCAGTACATTATCATTAACATCATGTGTAGATAGAACAACGAAGGTATCCTTACGTTGTGAAATGAAGGAAATTAAAGCCTTCTTAGTAGAGATAGGGAATCCGGTATCGTAGATTATGGATTCAACGTTAACTGCTAAATCCATTAGTTCATCGTTAGGATCTAGATAACGAACTACGTCAGCTTCAACTAGAGCAGCATGGGTAGCATCATCAATAGTACCATCAGATGAACCAGCAAGGAAGATGTTAGTATTTTCAGTAATAGCTACTGAGTTAACAGCATCTACGAAAATAACTGTATGATAAGGAACACCTTGCGATGATTCACCAGTTAGGATATTATAGAGGAATTTATCAGCAGGATCTGAAGTAAAATCGCTGAAACTGTCGATGTATGGGATTTCAGCATTATGTAATTGAGTTAATAGAGCTTCAATATAACCATTATAAATTACTACACCACCAATATCACCGTATTCTAAAGGATAACGTAAATCATCTATATTACGGTAAGCAGATGGGAAACGATCACCTAAATAGATCTGTTGATCAGTAACTGGATCGATAACGTTCTGCTTTAGAGTGAACATAACCTTCTGTTCACCGAAGATAGTTGGGGTTACCTTAACGGTTGATAGATTATTTGTAGCCTTCTTAATAACTGATAAGAAGAATGGATAAGCTTTATTGTTATCCATCATGCGCTGTGGCATGGCTGAGGTGGTTTTGATAGTAGGGGCTGATAAACGGATACCTACATTATTATAGTACTCGCCTTGATAACTTGACTTCAGCTCTAGGATCGGATAACGCTGTGATTGCGTAAGAGTTATAGGATCAACTTGATCACCAACTCCAACTACTTGCTGACCAAAGTTATTTAAGTTATTGCTATGCGTAACAACATACTTAAGCTTGAAGCCATTGATTTGACCAATGACAATAGGGGCACCAAGCATGTCGAGCTTAATGGAACCATCAACGTTGCGGTCAAAATCATTAATTTGGCAGGGTAGGACATCTAGCCATAAAGTTAAGTTAGCTTCAGGACCAGCATCAGCAGGTATGACACGCTGATACATACAAGCGTTGCCTTCAGCATTAACTAAATTAGCAAAAACTGTTGAATGGTTAGCAAACTTTCCACGCAAGTCAAATGAATCAGTGCCATAAACCATGTCACGATTATTGCCGACCAGAAGCTGTGGGTTGCTAGGGCCTTTCTGAGTAAAAAGCCAGAATTTTGGACAATGCTGTGGAATAGCATCGGGTTCGCGTGGTAATTGCCGAGTGCTTAAATCTTGAACACCTAGATCGATCACCATCGGTGCTGCATTTACGATCTGAGTTACCATGTTTCATATCTCCGTCTATGGATATTAAAAAAGGAGTCTAAAATGACAATTTATAATACTGTGTATGATACCACACTTGGTTCTATCATTGATACTAAGAAGCTTATAGAGAAGATCACTGAAAGCTTCATTAAGGATGAATTATTTAAAGAAAATTGTGGTGTAGATAATAGCTTAAAGATTAAGCCTGTCTATATCACTGGTTACCATGACGGAGAGTCAGAGATACCTTTATTTACGCACTCAATTAAAGTGCCATTTAAAGGCACCGAATATCTTTGCACTGACTTGAGATTGTTCATTGATACCAAAGAATATAAAATAAATAAAGATCTTGGTAAGGCTATTAAGAATAAAACTGAATATAACTTCATTAGAAGTAAAAGTATTATTGAATTAGCATGGGTAAATGATGATTTAGCTTATCTTAAAGATAACCTAAAATATGCTGCTCATGTCTTTGCTGTTAACATTAGCGAAGCCATAGCTAGAGCTTATGCTTTAGATCATGGTGATAGACTTAAGTTGAATATATTAGGTATTTTATACTATAGAAGCTTATTCTTAAAGAAAGATGAGCTTGATTATAATAATAAAGAAACAGCCCTAATCCATACAATAAAGTTACTAGGGATCAATGAAAAGCTTTTCCATGAAACTGTTGATGGCATCAATGATCTTAGAAATGTAAATGATTTTATTGCGGCTATTAAGAGTTCATTAGAGAATGTGCGGTTGAATAATTTTAATCTTGTTGTACTACTGACACTTATTAAAAATACTTGGTATGGCAATAATGCTAAGGATTATATTAGTGTTTCATTAGAACATGTGCCGACTTGGTTAGCTATTGTTTATACAGCTTTAAATGAAAAGACTTATAAGAATAGCATGATCTATAAGATATGTGAAAAAACCAAGAAAGCTGGTAATATTGAGAGCTTTATTAAATCCTATGTTGACTTCATTAGCAAATATAATTTAAATAAGGCTACTGAAAGTTTAGAAGATATAGAACTCGAGTGCTTAAAGTACTAAAACTAAAGCCACCACATCCCTTAATATAGGGATGTGGTGGTTGTAAACAAAAGGAGTTAAGTGTGGATAATAGTTATCTAATTAAACATGCTATTAAAAATGTGTGGTGTGCTCCAGATCAGGATTATCAGTATATAATAGAATTACATAGAGTTACTAAGCTTGAAGGTGAAGCCAATAGAGTTATATTATTTAATAGGCGCATAGATCTACCAGTTAAGAATAAACGTTGCCATGTCTTTACTGCTGATGCTATACATCCTAAATATATGAAGATGTTAGTTGATAATCCAGAATGGGCTTTAGATGAATGGTTCAATATAGGTGAGTTAATAAATAACACTAGTATATTTATGAACATCTATAATGAAAAAGGTATAGAGATTCCTAAATTCCAAAGTTGGTATACTCATACTAAAGAAGGCGCTCTTATATTTGCTTTTGAAGAAAATAGTAAAATACCTATTAATTATCAAAGTGAAGTAGTTTATGTAAGAGCTTATACTAATGCCATCTATAGTAGTGTAAGAGATACTGGTGGTGAAGATACACATTATGAGTATAAGATAGCTAATGATACTAATGATATATTAGCTATACAAACATTATATAATACTTATAGTGCTTTAAATGGATATGTTTATTGTTACATAAATGGTGTATATACTAATAAGATTGATTTACCTAGATGTAACATAGGTGATGTTATTGAGTTTATATATGATAGTAGTGTAGCTGTAGTTACTAGTTATAGGATAGGTAATTTAAATTCTTTTACTAGTACTTTAGATCAAGCAGTTAAATATCTACTACTAAGAAATGATAACCGTAATGGCGTTATAGATTACTACGATGATATAGATATTCATATAGTAGCTAATATAGCACCTAATGTAGATAAAGGTTTATATTTTCATAGAAATAATAAGAAATCCATTAGAATGGTAACTCATAGAGATTATAGTATATTATTAGATAATGTTGTATATGAGACCATTAAGTTAAAGGATATCGTTGGTCCTAGTTATGATAATCAAGATATGCTAATAGAGCTTAAGATACGTAATAGTGGATTCGATAGACCATTGATATATGAGAAGAATAGATTACATGAACTATATAAGCTTAGCTATAGTGACAGACAAGCAGCTATGCTTGGGTTAAATGCTTTAAGTATATGGCGAGCTGAAGTTCTTGAGAATAGCGATTATGTTAAGTTAATGGATATAGCCTTTAAGGACTTTAATTTAGCTGCTGTAGAACATGCCTATGGATATAATAGTATATCAACTATATTGGCTGATACTCCTACTAAAACACATTTCTATAGTGGATGGCAAAGAATAATATTACCACCTGGTTTACAATCTAATAGTACTTTCTATGAATATGATGCTGATGGTGAGTTAATAGATATGCATTATCAAGTAGCTGGACCAGAATTCTTATCCACTAATCCTAATACTAGATTAGTAGAAGGTATATATGGACAAGCTACTGATACTCCAGATGTTTATTTTGGTAATGATAACTTAGATATACCTACTGGTTGTAATTATCGTGTATATATGCTAATAGTAGGTTCACCAGATGGTTGGAAAGATGTTACTAATGATATTTTCTATACTATTGAATCTGGTAAGTTAAAGAATAGTAATTTAATAGGCAATGAGCTATTTATGATAAGAACTGATAAGAAGTTCTTAGCTTTAGATTTAAATCTAGTAGCTGTAGCTGGTACTATATATTTTGATTTAGCTGAGATAGAAGATCGAGGTCTTGGTTATCAATCATATATTATGCCAGTACCAATGGGTGAATTAGATATATTCCTTAATGGGAAATCATTGATTAGAGGTTTAGATTACTTTATTGAGTTTCCTAGGATACATATAGTTAATAAAGAATACCTTATTCAACCAGCTGGATCTAGTATACAAAATGTAAAAGTTAGATTCACTGGTTTCTGTAATAGAGATTTAAGTTTAGATGCCATAGAAGATTATGGTTTCGTAGAACATGGTTTCTTAAGTAATAATAACAGATTTGATGTACGTGATGATAAGGTTATGCGTATAACTGTTGGTGGTAAATTAAAGACTAAAGCTGATGTAGAGTTCTCGGAAGAACATTTAGGTATAAATGTTACACATGTCTTAAATGGTAGGCCATATCAAATCAAAGATATAGTAGTTCCTGTAACTACTTATACTGTTGATAATGTCTATGATTTAAGAGAACAAGCTATAGTTACTGATAAACTTATAGAGGATTATTTAACTCTAAAGTTACCACAACCACCGAGAGTAGTTCCACCAGCTATACCAGCTAGATATGTATTATTCTCACCATTCTTTTCACATATTATCAACGATATGGCTACTAATATCATTGATGAGGCTAGCTTATCTACCATAACCACAAATATGGATTATGTTAATTTCTTTAAGTCTTATGAGCCTTTATTAAAATTTGATCCTATTACTAAGAATCTCAATGATGGTTTTGTAGTTATACATCCACATCAGCTTAGTAATACTATTAACCTGAGCTTACTTAAGATGCGTGTTCTAACTAAGCTCGTTAGCTTATATGGTGATAACAAGATAACACTTTCACCATTTGTGACACTGTAAGGAGTTTATAGATGCCTAATAATCAAGTTAGCCCAGTTTCTGGCATTGATGGTAAGATACCTGTATATGATCCAGAAGGTTCATGGCGCATATGGAGTTTAGATGAAATATGGTCAGGACCTACTGGACCTGGTGAAGATAGATTTGTTCCTAAGGAACTAGATTATGTAATAGATCCGCCTACTTATACAACTTATATAGTCGATCATCTAGATCCTATTTCTTTGACACCAACTTTAAGAGAGATTAGACCTTCATATTTATCTGGTACTTTTAGTGATATCGATATTTTATTTGGTGTTGGCCCAGGTACACAAGCTGATACTTATAGAATCTATATAGATAAATCAGTTACACCTTTTAATCTAGCAGTTGATAATAGACTTAAAATAGCGGGTAGTATGTGTAGCTATTGTAAGATCTTTAAGGGTGGTGATTTAACTAATGCTGGTAATGTAGTATCTATGGTATATGATAATAATGGTAACTTCGTTTCTAACAATGTCCCATTAGAAATAGTAGCTATTGATAATCATACTAATTACTTTATTAAAACTGTAGCTGCTTGTAAGACTACTTTTGATTTACTTGACGGAGAAGTAGTTACAGCAGTTATGTATGATAATGCTGGACATGTGATTTCTAAGCGCCAGTTACTAGTAGAGAATACTAGTTTCATTAGATCTCTTAATGTTAGCACTAAGTATATTACTCATATATCACTTAAATCACCATTTATACCATTAACTAATGATCATCTAATAGAATTCCCTCTCAATGTGCCTGTCAATGCTTTAAATATGGTTGGTGTTGTACATTATAACGATGGTAGTACTTTAGAACTACCTGTTGATGGCACTAGATTTAAGATGTTAGGTATTGATCAATATCTAAGTGCTATTGAGGGACAAGACATAGATCTAGTACTTGCATATGCTTTAGCACCTAATGAAGTATCATACGGTAATAACATGATACCTGGCTATATAACCGAAAGTTATGTACTTCGTACTGTTAATCCTAATTTTAGCTATAGTGTCAAACTTTTCTGCTATCCTGAATGGGTTAATGATACCTATGGTTATAAGCTCAATTGGTTCTTATTAAATCTAGATCGCAATGTAATGTTTGAAGTTACTAACCATATACAATTTAATCCAGCCACTGGAACATTTGATCCATTAGGTTATGGTGTAACTCAACGTAAATCAGTTGCAGTTAATCTAAAGGCTGTGTCACCTATCTTTGAAGAGTTTTTACATACTCAGTTAGTAGACATTAGTTTATATGCTAGCGCTCCAACTGTACTAGGTACAGCATGGACAGTAGCACATGAGGCTAATGGTTCTAGACCAGCTTATGGTGTTAATATACTAGCTAAGAAGAAATCTACTTATGTATTAAATATTGATGCTGGCATTAATAACTATAATGATTGGCTTGAGCATGTTTATAAGCGTACTTATCCTTTAATCAATAGTATCACTGAAATACAGCCTCCTAATCCTACTCATGTTCAGGTAAGATATGGATTAGAAACTATAGAAATTCCAGTAGCTAACTGGAATCAAGATATAACCTTTACTACTGCTCTTGCTAATTATGGAAGTGTCTTTATGACCTTTATAAGACGCATAGGACCAGAAATAAAGTATCTGGCAGTTGCTTCTATGTTTATTAAGGAATAATCGCGCTATGGGGCTATAGTGGGCTTATAAACCCACTATAGTATCATTAAGGAACTCATATGTTAAAATATCACATCATTAATACACAAGGAACCAAAAATGCTAGCTCACTCCCAATAGGTAAAGCTAAGAATATTAAGCCTAGCTATACTGATTATGGAGAAGCTAAAAAGGATTTAGATGAGCTTAATAAGTATAGTAATTTAAAATTCATGATAAGCTATATAGATCCAGATAGATTTAGAAAGGATTAAGAAGTGCGTAGAACAGTATTAGTAACAGGTGGTATGGGAGGTTTAGGTACGGCTATATCAAGACAGTTCGTATCAGCTGGTCATCGAGTCATAGTTGGTTATATGTCAGCTAATGATGATAAAGATGCTTGGTGTGCTAAAGCTGTTGAGGATGGTTATGATAGCTTTCTGCCACTAAACATGGATGTTTCAGATTATGATGAAGTGACCAAAGCTTTAGATAAGATTAAGGAAGAAGTTGGTACTATAGATATTTTGATTAATAATGCTGGTATTACTAGAGATAAGTTCTTCACTAAACTAGATGTCAATAAATGGTCAGCAGTAATTAATACTAATCTTAATAGCTTATATAATGTCACTAGTCAAGTAGTTCCTGGAATGGTTGAAAAGGGATATGGTAGAATCATCAATATCTCATCTGTTAATGGAATACGTGGCCAAGCTGGTCAGACTAACTACTCAGCAGCAAAAGCTGGTGTATTAGGTTTTACTAAGGCTTTAGCACTTGAGTTAGCAGATAAAGGTATCACCGTTAATGCAATTGCTCCTGGATATATTGGGACTAACATGGTTAAGGCTATTAAAAAGGAGATACTAGATGGAATTGTCAGCAGTATTCCCATGGGTCGTTTAGGCACCCCAGAAGAGATCGCTGGTTTATGTGGATACCTAAGTAGTGATTTAGCTGGTTATATAACCGGTGCTACTATAGATATTAATGGCGGTCTATACACACGTTAAATGTTCGATACTACTAGTAGCCTATCAGGGCTACTAGTAGTATCGAACCTGTTTCTAAAATTATTATAACCATATAAACTGTGTATGGTGTGTATTAAAAAACACCATTGGATTTTCTATTAATATATTAAGGAGTTACTATGATTATCGTGCGTATCAGAACCTCTATAACATGTTTTGAAGTTGCAGTTAATGACTCAAACATTGTGGAATTCGCTAAAGTGCTAGAGGATTCCAGTAATGTAGGGATCTTTCAGGTTTTTGTTAGTGGGATTCAAATGCCTAAAGAAGCCTATGGGTGTAATACTATGACTAAATGGTTCCATGGAGACTAAAATGTTTAAAATTTTTAAATTTCTTAATAATAGCATCTTGGATACTTCAGTAGAACATATCGCTGTCTTTAATCCATGTGATGTTAAATCTATCGCTATGGCACTTTATGAGTTTTATAATGGTCGAAAGTGCTATAGTATAACTAGTGATGTTAGTTTTATCCTTAATGGCAACTATAAGGTTAAGTATCTTGGTTTCAGTATGGATCTTATAGATGCTAAGGTGGTTGAACGAAAAGGCAGTGTTAGTTATTCAATTAGCACTGAGGATGTATCTATGCTAGATATAGCTGACAAAGATGTTGCTCGAGCTATCTACAATCTTTGGCACTTCAATGATAAGAATGCTAGTAAAGAAATCCTTATGTTTGTTTATTGCAATATTGACAACATTATGGATTATATTTCTGGTTATTCTGAATTAGAGTTAAAGGATCCTGTTTATAGTGATTCAAAGGATTATTTAGCTTGTGCTGAAGAAGTTAAGAAACGGCTTAAGAATAACTTTGAGAAGTTATACGATGGTGAGCTAGTAGATAGTATGCGATATGGTATTTTACGTGGTGAGAATAATAAAGAGAAAATCATAGCTGCCAGGTTAGTTCAAATGGCTGGCTATAAATTAATTCACCAACAAGCTACTTCCATTGGTTTAATTAGTTGTAGTTAAATATACCTACCACAGGCCCTCAAAAGGCCTGTGGTGAGGTTTTAATAGCCATAATGTTTAAATGTACTACTTATCTTCCTGTTTATTTTTTTAGACTCTTTAAGAGACTCTATAAGCTTATCTATACTATGTATAGCTTCATCGTTATTAAGTTCAGCTACTAGCTTTCTAAGTCTAGCTTCATACTTATAGATTATATAATCGTTTTGCTCTTTTTGTATAGACTCTATAAGGCTTTCTATTTCTGCTTGTATAGATTGTTGCCTAATAGCCTCATAGTTAGCTTCAGAACTTTTAGTAGCTTGAACTGTTTCATTTAGAGATAAGATATCCTTAGCATTGATATTATAATAATAAAGGTTCTTACCTTGAGATAGTAACCAGAATCCTAATACCCAGCTGATACATAAGTCATCTTTTTCACCAGCGCTATGATCTACTCTACCATTTCTAATAGTTAAACCTAATAGTTGATCTATGACTTTTTTATCTCTTACTAGATCAGCTGTAGTTTTAGTAGCATTTGTTAGAGTAGTACTATATAGCTCACTACGACTAGTTAGACCAGCCCCACTAGTAGCAAAGCCAAAGGTAGCTTTATATTTAATAATTAGATCATTAGCATTATAGACATAACGTTTATCAACTTCAGTAAAGCGTTCTGGTTTCTCATCCTTCTCTTGAACTACTTTATTATATATACGCTTAAATGGGTTTATATTATTCTCTACTAGTATAAGTAGCAATAGATCTATAATAGTAGCACCACTTGACCTACGTTCTATAATAAGAGTGATTGTATTATACTTAATAAGCCAACTAGCTAACCATTTAGTATAGAGTATTAGATTAGTTTCATTAATGTTAGCTGCAGCTATTATAGCACCAGTCTTTATATCTCTTAAAGTCATGGCTATATCATCGTGCCCTATGGCATCGCTAGTATCCACACTTAAAACATAGCTAGAAGTGTTTAAACGCTGTTCTATGGAGTTTAAAGGTATGTACCACCTAACTACATAGTTATAAGGCTTACAGATCTCTATAGCCGGATCTGGTACCTCTGAGTTACGTATACGTTCAGCTATCTCAACTGAAAATGGAGAAGTTTGACTACCACTAGTCCATATATTGTAATAATCACGTTCAGCATCTTCACCTCTAGAACCAGTGATCTCTAATTGTTCTTTAAGCCATGCATCCGTATAACCTAATTGTCTATGACTAAAAGTACAATTAACTCTTAATTCACCACTAGGGCTATTTAATCGAATAGTTTCTTCTAGTTCTTTCTCATCTTTACAATCAAAGAACTTCTCAGACCATATAGCTGAATTAGAAAGCATTTCATAAGCATACTTACCATCTACGTCATCTTTCTTACCAGCAGTAGTAGTAAATAGATTACAATAAGGTTCTCCTTTAGCAGCTGCTATATTTCTAGCAGCTGTAGTAGCTGGCAAAGCAGCTGGTAAAGTAATAGCTATATTATAGATAAATGCTTTTTCATCAATATGGAAAATAGGGGCAGTTAGACCACGTCCTACATTAAGAGCAGCTTTAGGAGATTTACTAGGTAATAACCCTTTATATCTATTACCTAATTTCTTGATAGTAATCTCTTCAGTATTAGCTACATCTTTCTTAGTACGTTGTTTAAGGTAAAATGGAAGCTCATCTATAATATCTTTAAGACGACTAAGTGACCTAGATCTTAGAGTTTCATCTTTAGTAAGCATTGCTATATAAGTATCTGTAGACGCTATATTAAGGCAATAAGCCATAAGTATATCTACAGAGAAAGATTTACCAGTTTGACGTGGCTGTATTAGGAATGTAGTAATGTGATTCATAAATAACCAATATAAGGCTATATTACCTCTATTGGCTCTAAATGGTAATCTATCTATACCACTACCTGGAACACGAGCTATTTCTCTAGCATGATACCAAATATTTTGTTTAGCTTCTAAAGCTATAGCCATCATGGTTTCTATATCTAAATTAGGATCAAAAGGATCTATGCCTTGTAGATCTGGATTTAAAAGAGATAGAGGAAAAGCGTGATTCTTTACTCCCATATCTCTTAACAATGCACTATAACGTATAAATGAAGTATTAGTAGTCTTAGTATCTATAATAGCACCAGGATATAGATCCCAATCTTTTTCAAAAAGTATAGCCATAGATGCTCCTTGAAGGTCATTTAATTAATGGCATATATGGATATTATACTAGAGAGGACTATGAACTATTTATTAAAAAAAAATGGGTAATATATACTATATAAGAAGCATGGACAAGAGTGCCTGTGCATAGACAGCGTGGATAGGAGGTAATATGATTAAAATCCACGAAGGAATATCCCTCGACCTGTGGACGCTCGAGGAGAGCATCGCGATGCATACCACGATGCTCGGCGGCGATAGCGTCGCGGCGCTTAAAAGCGTTCACGACGCTATTATTGTTCGAGGCAGCGCCTTCGCGTCGTTGATCGGCGAGGAGCATGTGGCGCAGTATGCCGCATTGTTGCCTAAGAAAGCATCCCTGTTAAGGCCAGGGATGGTCATCTCGGTCTGCCAGGACGCCCTGAACGCCCTGGCGGCGGATGAAGCAGACGCTATCATCGCCCACGAGGAAGGCCACATCCTCAGTGGGCATGTGCTGTACGCTCACGAACTTGGACTCACAGACGTGGGCGTCGGAGCTCCGGTAGTGGTTAACACTGCCGTCGAGTTGGCAGCCGACGCCTACGCGGCCAAGCGCGTGGGCAAAGGCGCTATGCGCCGGGCACTGCTCGCCATAATTCGGTGGCAAGTAGATACAATTTTCGGGCTATATCGTCGCCTGGGCAAAAAGCCCAAAGCTACCGCCGAAGAGGTGGTGGCTGCTATCGTGGCCGACGATATCATCCAAGCTCGTCTGGTTGCCCTCGAATGAACCACCACCCTAGGCCTGTAAAGCCTAGGGTGGTATTTTTTTTTGTTAACAAACTACCTCTGGAATCTACTTCCATATATTTTTTTCTTAAAGAAATCAGAGAAATCATCCCTCTGCTGATTCTCAACATCATCAATAGCATTAATAGTAGTGACACCTTCTCTATTACTAATATTCTTAGCTTTATCAGATATAACCTTATGTATAGTTGGTTTAAAGAAGTTATTGTGATGTATCTTAGTAATCTCAGTAATGTAGCTAGTAAGTACTGATTCTACTTCTTGATGACCAAAGTAATACTTGGCTCTACTAAAGACCTCTGTAGCTAATTTATCTAACTCTATTAAGTCACTAGTTGGTGCTTCTGCTAAGTTAACACCATACTCTAACATAATCTTCCAAGCTTCTAGATAGTTCTGCATAATGATATATATATCCTTAATATCATTAGCCACACATAACCTAATGGTAGCACCTTCTTTAAAGTATCTTAGAATCTCTTTAACTGGTATACAAACATTAGTCATCTGGTTATGTATATCTTTATCTATTTCTTTAACATTAGATCTATAGACACCATATAGTGTCATCTCAGCTTGGGATAGAGTAGCTAGATATGGGACAGATACTTTAAATATATCATTCTCAAATCTCTGTTTAGCTCTATTTAGATTATCTATGGTACTAATCTTACTTGTATTATACATAATAGCCCCCTAAAGTATTTAGATTAGGGAAAAGTTAACTACTAGTAGCCAACATTGGCTACTAGTAGTATTTTGGTTTTTTTAAGCAGCCTTCTCAAGTCCACTTACACGAATGGCACTAACTGCATTAGAAACCCGAACCATAACTGATTCACCTGGTGACATTAGTTGACATAGATATTCAACTGAACCACCACCAGCTAATAGTTCATCTTGATATCCAATATAATCTTCAGGCAGAATATTAGCAGGATTTGATGCATTAGTAATAACTATATCTGAATTAGCTATTGAACCATCTTTATTTACTACAGATATATTAACCGTGGCAAAAACAACACCAGTTGCTGGTACTGTATATAAAGTTACCCACTGGTTAGCTTGTGACAAAGCCTTACCTAGTTTTCCATTGTTAGCCATGAAAAAAACTCCTAAACTTAATTTTTAAGAAATATTACGATTTCGCAACCAGCATGTTAACTACATCAGTGAGATAATCTACAGCACTCTCTAGTACAGCTATTCTATTAGCTTGACTAGCAACAGCAGGAGCTATAGTAGCAACACTAGTTTCAAGTACAGTAGTACGGTTAATTATATCATTTAGACTAGTTACCAAATTATTGACTTGTGTTTGTAGAGCTGCTACATCACCATTAGTCTCTAAAGCTGTTAGTCTTGCATCGTATGAAGTTAAAGCAGATATTAGTAAGTTGATATCACTAACTGTTAGATTACCTGTAGTAATACTTCCAGTGCCATCACTAATAATAATTCTATCAGGATCAAAACCAACACCTACATTAAATATATGTTGAGGTCTATTTAATATAGCATCTGCAATCTCTTGCATCTTAAGTATAATATCACCAGAATCATATACATAGTCTACAGACTGATCATGATTAATAGGTGGGAATATTTGTTGTACGTTAGTTAAAACATCCCAAACTGTAACTCTTGGGTTATAAGCTATATCTATAAGTTTCTCATAAACATAATTAGGGTCAGCTATCCAGCTACCACCTATAGTTTGATAAGTAACTTTTATAGTACCATTTGGAGCAGTAAAGTTAAAGCTTATGCCACCATATACCATAGCTCCTATAGAACGACTAGCAGCTAAATATGGTAAACATAGAACATAATCTGTTCCTTCAGTTAATGTTACATCTCCATTAATACCATCATTATATACAACTGCTAGATTATTAGTATAAAATGGAGCAAATTCAGGGATAATGATCCTGTATGCAACGGTATTAACTTCTGTTAACGTGTGCAGTTCATCTACCACTAAGTTAGCTGGTAAACTACCTGTCGGGTCAAAGTTATAAGGCATTATTGGCTCCACTGGAATTTAAAGAGGAGAGTTGAATTGGGCTATACTTTAGTGAAAGCTGTAGTTTTAGGTAGAACTATTGGCGGTCAATGGGTTGAAAAAGATATTTCAACTATACCTATTAACATACTGTATAATCAGTACTATAAGGTATATGTTGAGTTATCTAATCCAAGCTTAATAAATAATATATATGTAGATATGGATACTTTAAAATCAGCTTACTCTAGCTTTACTGGAGTTATGACTGATTTGCTAGCAGATATAGGTAATGCAACTTTAGTTACAGTAGCTGAATTACCTAACACTACTATTAAGTACGTTAAATTCTCTGATGCTTTTAGAAGCATGTATAAAGTAAATTTAACAAATATAGGCCAAGTTTTACCAGTTAATTACCCAAATACTCTTAGGAATGATCTAGTTGTTACTAGACCTAATTTTGATACTGATATGAGTTTAATAAATTCTCATTGTTTAGTTACTGTAAATGGTTATATACATGATACTTTAACTAGTGATAATAAACTATATGTAAAAGATGGTGGTAAGACTATGCGTAAGGCTAGGAATAACTCTTTAGGTATCATGAGTTTCTTAGATATATCAGAAGTTCATAAGATTAAGTTAACTGATGCTAAGATTATTAAGGATGGTCCTACTGACTTATATGATCATCTGTATTTAGATGTAGGAACTAGTTTAACTAATAAGAGTTATTTCTTAGTGTTAGGTGGTTATCTAGTTATGCCTGAAGATAATATACTTTGGGCTTTTAATGATACTACTTTAACACTTAATTTAGATATGTTACCATATATAGAACGTATATATGAGTCTGATGTAGTTATGGATTTATCAGAGTTAGCTATAACTAGAGATCCACAACATCCTGAAGTTATGGATATAAACCAACTTAAATCAGATGCTTTTATTCGTAGTTACTTAAAGCTCAATAATACCTTTATAGTGATATTAGATGTTAACCATCTCACTTATAATAAGATCTACTTAAGGCACAGTAATATGCCTGGAATGTTTACTGCTTACCAAGATCCTAGTTATCCATTGATAGTTAACTATGGTCGTGTTGCTGAATATTGGAAAACTTATGAAGATAATCAATGGTCAGTTACTGTTAATGATAGCTTCTTAAGAGAGTATGTTATTGACTTTAGAGTTACACCTAATCTTGAATTAGTTAATAATCATTTAATACCAGATAGACAGAATAAGCATTCTAGAGGGTTCTTATTAGAAATAGGTGGGTATAATATGTAAACACTACCATAGAGGGCCCTAAGGCCCTCTATGGTAGTAGTTTAACTAAATAGGTTAGATATAGCTATAAAGATATCATCAGCTTTTCTATTAATACTTAATATAAGTATAGTATACCCAACTATTCCAACACACGATAGAATAACTATAACTTTAGCAAAGAACATTTTAAGCTTAATCATCTCTGTGGTAGTAGTTCGTTCTATCTCTAAGACTTCATTTTCTAGCTCTGGATTTAATGACTGTGGTGTTATATTGATTTCATCAATAATTATTTTGTTATCTATACTTTTAGATGCTATTCGTTTATAACCTTTATATAGCTTATAAAAATAAAAAATTAAGGCTTTTCTTTCTTCTAGTGTTAATTGTTTCTGTGATATAGCGACTAAATTATCTCTGATACTACCATGTTTTTGTTGTTCTAATAATATATCAATCTTAGAAATAATAAAGTCAATATGCTGTTCTTCTGTTATAGACATATCGAATTCCTTATAGTTTTTAGCCAATTCATTTAGGCTCTAGGATATGAACCACTATCTACTGTGGCTATTATGCCACAGTAGATAGTGAAGTGTATTACTCTTCTTTAGTTTCTTTATCTTCCTTAGGTTCTTCTTCCTTCTCAGGCTTCTCTTCCTTTTCTTCTTTTTTGGTTTCTGGTTCTTCAGAGCCTAACTCTTCTTCACCTTCATTACCAAAATCTTCAAAGTTATCGGAACCTTCGTTGGAGGATTCTTCTGATTCAGATTCAGAGGACTGTTCAGGAGGTTCTTCGGCACCTATGGTTTCTAGATTCTTATCCATCACTTGCTTATTACCTTGCATAGAACTAATAAGCTTAAAGGCAGATTTCATAAGGTTAGTAATATGAGCCTTAGAAATATCATATAGATCAATATTAGGTTTACCTTCATTATCTAAGGTTACTAGTTCAGCTAATTCAGGCATAAAGTTATTCTCGCTCATCCATCTACGAATAAAGTAAGCTTTAACTATAGGCTTAATAGAATCCATATAACCAGAAATATTGCCTGTTAAGGATTCATTAGTAAGTTCTGTAGATATCCAATTATCTAATACTTTATCTATAGCTTCATTATACTTATCGAAAGATGATAGTTGTGTATCTATAGTAGTTTCATCTGGTTTTGGTAAATCAACTTCCAGTGTGTCAATAAATCTATTAAGAAGAACATCTATTAGAGCTTCTTGATTAGTCTTCTGTAGTTCTTTATCTTCATCAGTAAGATAGTTATTTAGTTTACCTATATCAGCCTTTATTAGCTCTCTTAGTTCTGCTTTAAACTCTTCATCAAACATAAGAAGTTTTCTGATGTAAGAAATAAGCATACTAGTGAATTGAGCTTGATATACTAATACACGTTTGGATAGAAGTATATTATTAGATACTACTGTAGTAGCAAACTCTGAATTGAAACCATTATCTACTGTTTCTGGAGATAAACCTAGAGCCATATAAGTTTGTTTACGTAATTCATCTTCAAATTCAGACGGTGGAATAGTATGTTGTAGATTTTTAATATCAAAATCAAACTTAGTATTAGGTAATCCAGGATGACCTTCGAAGCTAAATTCAATACCAGCTCTCTGTATCCAGTCTACTAAATCTGTAGGTGAATTAATACCTAATGGAAAATATTGTTGTCTTAGCTTAAGTACTTCCGCTATAGCAACTTCTACAGTTTTTTGTGGATCAGGATCATGTTCATCTAATGTAAGTCCGACATGTGTTATGTTAATTGAAGATTTAAGATGAGCCATTACTCTAGCGAACATGAGCATGGCTCGTATGCCACATATTATTCTTAGATTATCTAGTAATGACTTACCAACTCCATTATCATAGTAATCAAAAGCAAAATACATAATGAACTCTTCTGGTATATATATTATCTTAGTATAGCTATTAGATAGCGATCTAGCTAACATGATCTTATATATCTCTTCATTATTAGCTATAGTAACTTCTTCGTTATATAAGCCATTCTTAAGTCTTTGTTTAAGATTAGCTTCAACTAAAGCAGCATAGATTTGTACAACATTATCCATATGAGCATTGTCTTTTAAATCACTACCTAGTAAGTTATCTTTAGACTTCTGTGTTAAATAACTAGTTAGATCTGATTGATTAGCTCCAGTACCAAATATGGATTGCATTCTGTTAGCCATATTTAGTATACCAGTTACTGGATTACCATTTTCATCTAATACTATAAAATAACCTAGATGTTTTTCAGGCTCATTAGGTAAAGATACTGGTATAACACTTTCACTTGGTAAATTAAGTACTAATGGTTTACCTACGGATTTTCTAGATAGATTGTCTTTATCTGGCAGTATCTTAACAGCTGTTACATTAGTGTTAACAGTTTTAAAGAGATAGTTATCTAGATCTACTGTCGGTTTAGCTTCAGTGGCTATATTAGTAGTATAGCGACTAGTTATAGCTTTAGATCTAGTTTTACGTAGAGCTAATGGTAGTTTTAAGAATTGGAAGTTATCACTGATCTCTATCTTATCGTCTATTAATTTAGGCGATTGTGGATTAATATATAAACCTTTTTCAGTATAATCTTCTTTACTAATATTGGTTTTATATGACTCTAAGGATAATTTAGCTTTATCACTAAATGGACCTAATATACCTAATGAAGTTATATTTTTAGATTTACTATCAAGACCATTTAAGGATTCTGTAGATAGTGTAATCTTATTATTAATAACATCATCTATTAGCGATTCTGGTAGAATAGCTTTGATATAAGAGCCTTTTAAAAATAAGGTATTTTCTAGAATCTTAGGTAAAGTATCATTAAGCTTATAATTAGTGTTAAGATACTTTTTAACAGCTTCTAGAATCTGACTATTGACTTCAATAGGAAAAACTGTTTCATTAGTACGATAAATTAGTTCTACCTTCGTCATATCCTTTGGTGACAAAATTGAACTAACCAATATTTGCATGGCTAGTTCTAGGTCAGGAAATAGACTAAGTATGTTTTTATTGTCAGCGTACCTATCAGCGATAATACCTGACATGGATGTTAGTTTATTGGTATTAAGAGTGTTAGTAATATTCTTAGTACTATATAAGCTTTGTAAAGATTGATTTTTAGGCATTATGAGCTTAGATATCATAGTAGCCATATTAGGACTATTATTTATAAGTGTACTCGCTGCTATGGTTTTATTTTTATTTAAGCTAGCTGCCAATTTAGTAAGAAAATCACTTTTTTTCATGACTGATACACCTAGGGTTCGTTATGGATATTGCACAAAATTATATCAAGCAAAATTTACGCTTGATCCAAACAATGGTTATAAAGTCTAGTATTCATGCAACACTGTTAAATGCAGAAATTAAGCTTAAATATCCATATGAAACTATACTTGAAAATAATCCAGAGACATGGAGATATTATCTCCACATATCTGGCAACTATCACCCATTAGATCGGCAAATTCATGTTACATCATTTGATACACAACAAGATATAGTTTTTAACAGCTTTAATCTATTAACTCATAAGCAAACTAGGAAAAACTATTTAATAGGAACAAAGAACTACTATATTCTAATAAAGAAGTATCCAGAGCTAGAGTTATTTATTAAAGGTGCTTTATATCCTGTAGATATAAATGATGCCATAGCAGCTAATGATAATCAAATATTATACTATGATCAAAAACTAGTAGAACCACAAGAGATATCTTTAATTAATAAATTACAACAATATCTAGATACCTATACAGCCAGATGGAACGTTAGTTCTTTCATAAGCAGTGATGATTTATATCCAGCTGCACAATATGCAATAATGACTCTTAATCTATATCAGAAACTCATAAATATCAGATTTGCTAACTGTCATACTGCCGAAGCACATAGCTTTCATATAAAGAATTATTTAGCTAGCCATTATGGTCTAGATGTATATATGCCTTATATGTCATTAGAACAACAATTATTCTTATATAGGAATATACGGTATATAGAACGTAATGCTGGTAAAGTAGAAACCTTTAAAACTCTAGTACATGAAATACTAGAAAATAGGGATATTACTCCTTTATATGAACTATCAGTTAAACAGAAACATGAGCTGGATAGTGACTATAGACCAAAGATACATGTAAGAAAGAAAGCTATAACAAAGATTATTAATGCACCTGAAAAGGATTACTTTGATATAGTTACCTTTGAAAACTATCAACGGCCATTAGCTACTTTAAATGATTGGTATCTAGATAACTTTAACTTAGATGTTAGACATAAACTAGCTAGTGATAATACTAATACTATTAAAACTAAGTATCTACTGTCTGATATAGTAGATTATTCAGATATGTTACCATATACTTTCCAAGAAGCCTTACTTAAACATTGGGTTAGTATGGCTACTAATGGTAGTTATAATACTTATGTTGCTTATTATAACCTAATCACTAATACTACAGAATATCTACATGTAAATGATGCTTTTATATATATGCTCTATCTTACTAAGAGTTATTATCGTCAAGATAATGTAACTATGCCTACCTTTATTAATAGTAAGCAACTTAAGTTTACTAAACCTACAGTAAATGATACATTAGCCTTATTACCTGCTAATAAGCGAGAAGAATTTAGAGCTTTAGCTACTGACATTATAGCTAGAATGCCTACTATTACTTATATAATTAATACTGAAGATTTTAGTACTTTATGTATGGATATCCATAATTATGCTGTATGGCAATGGGAACTACAAACCAGTATTCATGATTTATATAATAGAGCATATGTAAAGAATATGTGCGATTATATGTTCATGGATGTCAATATAGTTCTAGATACCCCAGTTACTACATTTACTGAATTCTTAACTATAAAAGGCTTAGCTCCATATGAGCATAGTAAAGAATCAAGAGCATTAGCTACTATAGTGAATCTATTTGAAGCAGCTACAGGATATAATAGTGATAAATACAATATCCTTAAAAATATACAAGAAGTTCTTATACTAACAATGAAACTTCTAAGTAGTTACTCCATAGATTTTATTAAACAGATTAATACCTCTAAAATTAATTTAGCTCCAGCTTCTGTTATAACTGTAGGTGCTCCTAACGGATCTATAGACATATATACTTATATTAATGACATCATAGATATAGAAAAATCTGGAACTAGTTGTAAGTATATTACAGATTATGATTTAGGTATAGTAGATATTTATGATACTCCTGGAAAGTGCCAATCCTCAAGTAACATAGATCTAATAGAATTAACTTTTGAAGATACTAAGTTCTGTACTAGTAGTGATCATAGTTTATGTATTGAATTTTCATCTGATGATCCTTATGATGTATTTTTAGTTAATCTATCAGAAGAAGACATAGCAAATATTCCTAATGTTGTTTAAGAAAGGTAAAGTTAGATGGATAATAATGTTAGAACAGTATATGGTGCTTATTTACAAACATGTAGTCTATTAGGACTAGATGTTGAGATTAAGCCTAATAGTACTTTAAATCAGAAGTTTAATCTATATCCAAATGAGGAATTTAATAATGGACAATTTCCTACTGTTAAGTATGTTACTATAGGCAATGGTGGCCATACTGCCAGTATAGGTGTGGATGGTATTCCATTAGTAAATCCAGTGCCACATTCACCTAGACATGGTGCTTTATATAACCATTTACCATTTATTATTCGTGAAGTAACTAATGATTTAACACCTACTGAGCGTCTTAAGTATCGTTTACGGGTACCTGCTACTATAGATAATGTTAATTATATACTGTATTATGCTAAAGTACTAGATCTATCTACAGTTGAACCAAAGATGGAGTTACGTAATATTAGTAATAATATCATTACTACAACTGATTTCGATCCTAGCTTAACTGATCTTAATCCAGTTAAACCTCCTATGCCGCCTAATAATATATTTAATGCTACTGGTAATTATCTATCTACTACAGCTAAGGTTAAATTTACATTAGATGCTAGTGAATTAACTGAACTCATTAATGCTGTTAATATTATCTATGGTAATGATAATTATGCCTTTATTAGTGAAATTGGTCTATGCACAGGAGTAGATAGAAATCTAACAACTAATATTGGTGGCCCTAATATAGTGTATACTGAATCAGTAGGTACACAGGTTATTAATTTTGTTAATACTGCTATACCATGTTTTGCTCTTAATACAGCTGTTGAGCATACATTGGATATCGGTGATAGTATTGCATTATTGTTCACTTAAGAAACCAAATAGACTACTTCTGGGATAATACCCAGAAGTAGTTCCTTTTAAATTAAATATTTAGAAATCAAGGAGATTGATATGCGTGCTCTAGTAGGACTCATTGTAACGCCATTAATTTTTGGAATTAAGCTAATAGTCGGCTTAGTAACTGGCGCCGCTATCGTTGCTACAGCTATTCTATTAGGTATCGTAGCGATCTTTAGTCCATCTAAAAAATAATACATATGCACACACTTACCTTTATTGGTAAGTGTGTGCAGTGTTTTTTTTGGTATCTAAGGGATTAATGCTTTGGTTAACTTATTTGGGGATAACTATGGCTGGTTATGATGATTTTACTAAACTACCTATATTTAGGGATATAAAGAAAACTCTAGATAAAGGTAAGGAACCAGTTACATTTAGGTATAATGGAACTATACATACTAAACAAAAAGATATTAAGGTTATTAAGATTATATCTATAGATACCATACGTAACTATATTAACAATATAGCTGATGAGATACATATTATAATATATTTAGATACTAAACAATATTTACGAGATATATATCCATATGCCGCTAATCTAGAATTTACTTTTGAAATATTAGAACTATCTATAACCGAGTATTCTGATGAGAAGGTTTTAAATAGGTATAGAGAACGATTTAAAGCTGTAGTTAAGGATAAAGAGAATGTTAATGCAATAGATACTAAGGCTGATAAGCATAGTGATCTCGAATTAGGCTTAATTGGTCCTATAGAGGTTAGATTACAGCTTATCAATAGAATCATAGAACCTTTACGCATTAAACAAACTAATGGAGTTTTTACTAAGGTTACTCCTAAAGATTTTCTAAATGGTTTATTATATTCTGAAAGTAATCAAATTACTGTTGAAGGCAAACCAATTTTACAAGGCATTGATATAGCTGACCCTGTTAGTAATACAGAAGTTCAACACAATATAGTTATACCTAGTGGCACTAGTTTGATAGATATACCTGATTTAGCACAAAATCAGTTTTGTGGAGTATATTCAGGTGCTTTAGGTAGTTATGTGCAGTTCTATGATAATAAGTATATTTGGTTTATATATCCATTGTATGATTATACTAGATTTGATAGTACTAAAGGTAAGAAAGTTATTTTTTATGTTGGAGATAAAGCTACTATACGTGGTAGTGAAAAAACTTATAGAATAGAAGGTAATACTATTTATATAGTAATAACTGGTAATACTCAATATTATAATGATTTAGAAAGTGGATATATGGATAGTGGCGCTGGTATCAAAGCGCCACATGCTAAAGCTTTTATGAAGAAGCCAGTAATACTAACTAAAGATGGAGTAGTAGGTAAGAGAAATAGATTAAACCATGAAGCTGTAGTTAAAGATAGGTCAGATGGTTTAAATTTCACACCTAGAGTTAAGGATGGTGTTACTGCTAATCCATTTAAAGTTTATTCTGAAATAGCTAGTAAATCAGTAGCTCAAATTACTTTAGAATGGAATCATGCTAAATATGACTTAATATATCCAGGTATGCCTTGTAGGTATACTTTCACTAATAATGGTAAATTAACTACATTAACCGGAACTATTCTACAAACCCATACTCTTATATCATTAAAAGGTAATGCTTCTACTTCTAATCTATATACTATCAACACAATGATAAATATAGCTGTAGATAAAACAACTACCATATTAGCAGATACCGAAACTAAGAAATAGTTTGGATATTTAAAACAAGGGTGATTTAAGATGTTAACAACTTTAAAAAATACAGCTATTAAGGTACTTAGTTATTTCAAACCTGTGAATTTAGGATTACATAGCAGTTTAGATAGTGGCTTAGACGATCCTATAGCTACAGATCAAATGTTAGATTTTATTCATAATGAGGTAGAAGCAGTTCTTAAAGAGAAAACTTCTACTAAGTTTACTACTATTAAACTAGATGAAGAAATATTAGCGACACTTAATCCTAGATTAGGTACATTTACTGTAGAAAGTATTTCAGTGGCTAATAAAGCTAATAGCAGTATAGTTAAACTTAAACAAGTAGCTACTGGTAAGACTGTTAGAATCAGCTTACAAACCTTTAGGCTTTTCTTCACTAGTAAAAAATAGTTTAAATGGTTTGGAGTGTGACTGTCTCCTTGCGCTCCCAGGTAGATTGTTGTCGTCTACCGATTCTCCTTGGATGTGGTGCTTAAACCCTCTGGCTCCTATTGGAGCCAGAGGGTCTTTTTTACCAATCATTTCCATCTAGCACCATAGTTATAGCAACTGGTGTATTAGTAGGATCTATATGCCCAGATCCATCATAGTTTATTAATGGTGATATAGCATTATTATCAGTAATAATAGAACGATCTATAGTGCCTTTAGTTATATACACATAATCAACATTTGGATCATTGTCATCTAATTCACTTAATCTAAACTTAGGTAGATTAAGACCAGGGCCAATGTTAAAGTACATGCGTAATCTAACTACTACATTATTGTTATTTAAGAAAGTAGTTAGAGCCTCAAAACCATATTGAAAAGCTGTTTGAGCAGGTATAGGATGTATTAAGAAGTCTTCAGGGTTTAATTCAGCAGTATATTCATCATTAAACTTTTCAATCATTAAGTTCAATATACGGCGTTCAGTCATAGCCATAATTAAATCTCCTTAAAGAAAACACCAGAGGGCACATGCCCTCTGGTGTTCAGTGGGTTTAGATTACCACTGATCCGAATTGAGGTAAACCTGGAGGTTATTACCATCGTAGGTCGGATTGCCATTGCCATCCTGACCCCACTTAGCAAGAGTGGTTGAGTTGGCGTGGTCATGACGCTTACCAACAGCATCGTCAATTTCTGAAACCAATGAAGTTGGTCCATTTTGAATATTAGTCCACTGTAGAACAACATCCATTGATTCGAACTCAGCAATCTTAACCCAAGTTGAACCAGTAGTGTTGTAAATGTAGGTAGCACCACCAGCAGTAACGGTGTTATCAGCAGTAGCATCTAGAACATAAGCAATGGTGATAACAGCTGGGTTCAGCGCATTGCGCGCAGTGATGTCAGCGACAATCGTGCTGGAGCTGCTAGCAGCAACAGCAGTATTGATCATCGTATTGATGTCAGACTTGCTGATGATACGACGCACTGAGTTACCATCATTAGAAGCAACATATAGATCAAGTAGATTAGCATCGGCGCTCTTAACGAGGTAAAGAGCTGATGCTTCGTAAGTACCCGGTAGGGTATTAAGTTTATTAACCTTCATTTGAGTAGCCATTTTGCCATCCTTTTTAGTTTATAGACACTGTTGGGTTACCCCATATGATAACCATAACGCCTCATATGCCCTTTAGTGGGCATATGAGGCGTTATGGTAAAAGATACTTATCTGTTATTCATGAAGCGAGTAAGGTTTTCTTTAGCAGCTTCAGTAAATCCAGTATTGAATACTGATTCTAGGTTAACGTACTTATTAACAGGGCGTTCTTTATCATTGGCTAAAATAAGAAGTAGATTTAGTAAAGCTTGATTGTGCTTAAGTCTATCGCTACTACCAGGCCACTCTTCAGCAAAGCGAGTAATATTCTTATCACCAAAGACACCATTAGAGTGCTTTTTCATATAAGCCATAAGAGTCATAAAAGCACCCTTAAAGATATTATAGTTGGTCTGATTGATAATCTGAGTAAGTACATTATATAGATTAAATTGATGTCTAGCACCATCCTTAGGAGTAATGATAGCACGAGGTGCCATAACTGTTACATAATTATCAAGGAAGCCAACAACAGTTTGAATAAAAGCATTC